AGTGAATCACATTACCTGCATCACCACCCTTGTTTTCTCTGCGACAAGGAAGATTGCGAATAAACTCCAACTCCTTATCATAAGGCATTGGGTATTGTGCAATCAATACTGGTGTTGGGAATAGTGATAGTAGTTCGTCTTGAGCCATACTAATGATTGTTTTAAGTATTATAGGATAATAAGAGCTTTATGTAAAGCTAATCTTTCTCTTCAACCCTAACAAAGGAACTCTACTCATGGAATCCACTTTTGTCAAGAGGTCGGTTGACTTTTTGTTTTATTTGATATAAATTACTTATATTGCTTTATAAGAAATGAATTTTGTAGTCTATTCAAAGGAGGATTGTCCTTATTGCTATAAGGTCAAACAGGCATTAGAGTTGACTGGAAACAAGTTTGTGGTGTATACTCTAGACAAAGATTTTAATAGAGAAGAATTTTACGACCAGTTCGGTCAAGGATCTACCTTCCCACAAGTTCTCTGTGATAATCAAAAACTTGGTGGATGTTTAGACACCGTTAAATTTTTAAAAGAACAAAAAGTCGTTCAATGACGGATCTAAATAATGATATCCACACAAATCGTGGAGTTGAATTTATTTTACATGGAGGTAAAAGAAAGCAACCAAAAAATTTTCACATCATATTTGAAAAGTTGGTCTGCTTTCTAAAACGGGAAGTAACCATCTATTTTGAATTTTCTTTAGAAATAAAGAAAAAAAGAAGATAGTTTCTCGGAGAAAGCCATGTTAGCAACCAGTTTAGTCATCGGTTCATTTTTGACCATTTTGTTTTTTGTAGTTGGTCTTATGGTAGGATGGGTAGGTAGAGAGTATATGATGAACTATCAAGACTCTCCAAAACTGCATCCAGAATTTTTTGACGAACATGGTAACATCGTTCCAGATGAGGTGGTAGCAGTAAGATTTGAAGAGGGATATTTTGATAATGATGAAGAAGAGGATGAAGAATAAACTCTAAATAAATTTAACTTGTTATTTAACATTTTGTAAGTTATGACTACGACAAAACCCAAAACACAGTCTGCCCCAATTGCAGATTTAGCGGCAAACCCATTTGCTTTTGAAGTTTTAAATCTTGCTGTAAAGCAGAGATCAAACGCTAAAAAAGTTGAAGTTTTAAAAAAGTATGAACATCCTTCTTTGAAGGCACTTTTCATTTGGAATTTTGATGAAAGTGTAATTTCTGTTCTTCCTCCTGGCGACGTTCCTTACGCTGCTGTGGATGAAATGGATTCGTTCAAAGGAACTTTGAGTGAAAAGATTTCTGATGCAGTTGGGAAGATGGGAGAACTTGGATCAGTTTCACTAGGTTCTCAAGATCAAGGACGTTCTTCTATTCGTAAAGAATTTAAAAAGTTTTACAACTTTGTGAAGGGTGGTAATGATTCTTTGAGTTCTCTTCGTAGAGAAACAATGTTCATTAATATTCTTCAGGGACTTCATCCACTTGAAGCAGAAATTATTTGTTTGGTGAAGGACAAAAAGTTGGAAACTAAATATAAGATTAGTAAAGAAATTGTTAGTCAAGCATACCCAGACATTGATTGGGGTTGCCGTTCGTGAGTAAAGTAGAAAGTGTTGTCGGTCAGGAGGTTATTTTGGAATGGACACCAGAAGAAAAAACAAGTGTTCCTCCTCGTTATGGATGTCATCTAATATTAGAAAACACAACAATTGAGGCAGCAAAAGATCCATCGTTCCCATCAGACGCATATCTAATTTGGTATAAGGTTGAAGGTAAAACACACATAGATCTTTGTAGAACAAATAAGAGATCAAATCTTTTTGATCTTTATTATGATAAGTTTGGTCCAGGATCAGTTCAAAAAATTGATTTTGGATACGGTAGAGTAAACCCAAAACTTTGGGGATATAAACAAACTGAAAAGAAAAAGAAAAAATGAACACTGAAGGTAGTGAACTGAGAGTAAATCTTGATCCATATACTCTCAAAAAAGTTATGAAAGATTATAAAAAAATCAAAAAGTACATGAAATCTTCAATCTATCAGATTAAGAAGATGGACGGTAGTGAGACTACAGTCACAAGACTTATGAAGGAACTTGAGGACACTTGAGATGGGTAAACACTATCTTTTAAATCTTTATGGGTGTTCGTTCGTGCATTTAAACGACGAGCACTTTCTTATTGATTTGCTTGAGAATGCCGCTGTAGCAAGCGGAGCAACTGTAGTGCAGACCATATTCAAAAAGTTTGATCCGCAAGGCGTAACGGTCCTTACACTGCTCTCAGAGAGTCATATTAGCATTCATACATGGCCAGAAGATGGTAATGCTGCAGTGGACATTTTCACTTGTGGTGATTGTAATCCTAAGATCGGTTGCGACATCATCATTGAACAACTGAGAGCAGAGAACAATACCTTAAGTTATATTGAACGCTAAAACCAAAATCGACCTTTGATTCCATTTTTGGTGGGAAAAAATCCCGGCAAAAATTTGAGACTCTTAAGTTTTTATAAAACTGTATCACATTATACAAAGTATGGTTGCTAAATAATCGCATAAGGTCTATAATGACCCTACGTTCATCAGAGGAAACTCTGACGCAAGTAAGTCGCGCAACGGATTCGTTGATCCTATGTTATCACTGGCACTCATCTTTTTTAGTCATGTCCCAGTGGAGAATTATCTTCGCTGTGAAGACTTTAATTGGTTGAGAGAAGGACTGGAAGAGACAACTCTTTTCACTCCTTTTGAGAAAGCTGATCTTCTCATCCATTGGATGGAACATACAGACCCTCATTGCTTTGAAACACAGGACGCAAACGACTGAAGGAACGGGATCTTAACACATCTCATTTCTTTAGGAGTAAAACGATGAATCTTCTTAACCTTTACAGCAACAATACTTCTTATCGTGGTATCTCTTATGATCCCCACGCCAAGAAGGAAGTTGAAACCCACACCGTTCTTGAGACCTATCGTGGTATCAAGCATGAGGAAAATGTGGAGGTTGCAAAATGAAGAAAGTAGTTTCATCTAACTGGCTATCTGTCATCAAGGCAAAGCAAGTTAAAGAAACCAAACTCCATAACGCTCAACTTTGTGCCGCAGGTCACTGCCCAACAAAGGTGAAGTAATGGATGATTATACATATCACCACGATGATATGGATGCAGATAACAGACCACCTGCCTGCTATCAACTAACTTATAGAGGATGTAGGTACTGGTCTTGTTATAGGATACATTTGCGAGAATGGTTTGAGGATATGTTATCCGTAGAACCTATTTTTAACAGGAGGGGTTGATACCCCTCTTTTTTTATGCTAAAATACATCCAGTAAGAACCTATCTTATGGACAAGGACAAACTAAAACTTATTGTCCGTAATCTTGAACTTTTGGTAGATTCTCTCAAGGCGGAAGTGTATTCTGATGTTTCTGCCTATACCAAACCTTCAAGTTACGAAGAGATTACATCTGGTCTTCATGATTATGATGAGATCTTTGATGATGACGACGGCTACCCTGATTGAGAATTAAATGACTGTTAAACTTGTAAGCGTTACTCCTGATGCAGAGCAGACAATGGCATATGTTGCCAGAGTGTCGAATCCAAACAATCAGGAAAACCCCAACTATGCTAAGTTGCTGGGATATTGTATTAAGCACAATCATTGGAGTGTGTTCGAACAGAGTTTTATGACTCTGGAAATTGAGACTACTCGTGGTCTGGCGGCTCAGATTTTGCGTCATCGTAGTTTCACATATCAAGAATTCTCCCAACGCTATGCTGATTCCTCCCTACTCGCAGAGACGATCCCAGTCCCCGAACTTCGCCGTCAAGACACCAAGAATCGTCAGAATTCTATTGATGACATTGATTCTTTCGTCCAACAGAAGTATGAGATCCTGATGCAGCATCACTTCAAAGCAAGTATGGATCTATACCAGCAGATGCTTGAGGATGATATTGCAAAGGAGTGTGCTCGCTTTGTGCTTCCTCTGGCAACTCCTACTCGCTTGTATATGGCAGGTAGTTGCAGGTCTTGGATCACATATATTGCACTCCGAGAAAAAAATGGAACGCAAAAAGAGCATATGGATATTGCTAAAGAATGTAAAAAAATCTTTGCCGAGCAATTTCCTATCT